GAGAAGAAGTGAAAGACTTAACATACATAGAAGAATATATTAAAGATAGAAATTATAATATGCCTGAATTCGCTATCTCATGGGACATTACACTCGATGGAGAAATTAAATACTGGGCTAGGTTTTCTATGACGGATGACGATAACGATATTTATACAGATTTTGTGCAAGCTAATGACAATAGTCTAGAAGAAGTCATAGGTAAGATCGCGGGATATCTAAAGAGCGGGAAACATTATAGCGACGGGAGATATCTATGATTACCTCCTTTGCAATGGAGCTGAGCAGGCGATTGCGTTTATCGAGGAGTGTGTCTGATGAAGCGTAAGATCAAAGGACGCAACTACAAAACGCCGACACCTAGAGTTTACAGATTGAAAGAAACTCGCACTACGCAGTTTATCCGTAAACAGCTGATAAACAAGAATGGAGCAATATGTTCACTCTGCGACAAGCCGATTGAGACAATGAAAGATTGTACGATTGATCATATTATCCCGATTAGTAAGGGTGGTTTGACAACAATCGAGAATTGCCAGCTGGCACATAGAAGTTGCAATATAAGTAAAGGTAATAGGGAGGCTTGAAATGGGGCTAGTTAGAAATATTAAGGAGGCGGCTGACGTGCGCAAGCGAGAGCGAGACATATTGGTGTCGAAATGCACAATAAAAATCGGCGACAGGGTGGCGTTTGCTCGAAATATTGATAAAGACGGCAGAGTAGTAGTGGGTGTAGTTGTTGGATATAAAAATGGTGTGTTCGTGGTTAAATACGATCCGCAACTCATCGTCGGCAATACTATTCAGTATTTTACTAGAAAATCTTATGAGCTGACTTTAGTTCATGACGTGGATAAATCAAGCTAGCTAAAGCATAATGGGCGTAAACGTCAATAATATGTGTGCGCCTAAAAGGTTGACTGAGGCGGCGGCGAATTATGTGCCGCCTCTTTTATGTTATAATAGCCCTAGGAATTGCGGATCGAAAGAGCCGCTTTTTTATTTGGAGAAATTATCATGGCAACCAGAAAAATGATGCGCAGGAACAGGCGAAGCAGCAAGCAGTCTAGCCGCAAATCCCCAAAGCAGCAGTTGCGAGGGATTGTTAAGGACAAACCAAAAAAGCCGCCTGTCAAGCCATCAAAACAGCCTGAACAGCCAGAGCCAGGACAGCCGACGAAATATAAGCCAGAGTATTGCCAGCAGCTCATTGACTATTTTTCAATCGAGCCGCTGGAAATTATTAGAGAGCAGGAAATAACCGGCACCGAGGGCGGCAAATACGTCTCGCGCCGCCTGCCGCAACGTTTTCCGTGGTTTGAAGGTTTTGCACGTAAGATTGGCGTTCACCGCAATACACTGAAAAACTGGTGTGCTGAACATCCAGAATTTGCCGAAGCCTACGATACCGCCAAGGATTTGCAACGCGAGTTCATCGTCGACGTGGCTTTGAGCGGTGCTGCGCCGCCAAGCTTTGCTATCTTTACTATGAAAAATGTCTGCGGCTGGCGAGACGAGCGAGACCTGAAGCTGAGAAAAGCGAAAGAGGAAGGCGATATTGATGACGACGAGCTCAAAGCGGCCATCTTTGAATAATCTCACCAGAGCGGATATTCTGCGGCTTTGCGATAAGTATTGGAACACTGACCGCGACAAGCTGCGGCGTTATCTGCTGGCGATATTCAAGCGGCGAGAGAACATCCACCTTTTCGGCTGGTTTATTGCACGGCCGTATTTTCCTTTGGAAACACCACCGTTCCATAAAGAGATATTAGACCTGATCAGCAACAAGGAAAATCGGCGAGTTGGCGTTATCGCGCCCCGTGGTCATGCTAAGTCGACGACAGTGGATATGACGTATCCGCTGTGGGCAGGGTGTTTTGAGCAGGAAGAGTTTGTGGTGATAATCAGCGATACGTATACGCAAGCGGCCGAGTTTATCAACGCATTGAAAGATGAGTTTGAACACAATCCGAAAATTAGATGGCTATTCGGCGATATGAAAGGTGACGACTGGCAAGATGGTGAGTTTGTGTTGAGCAACGGCATTAAATACGCCGCTAAAGGATCTGGTATGAAAATCCGTGGTATTCGCCACCGGCACACCCGACCGACGTTGATGATATTTGACGACATCGAGAACGACGAAAACATCAAGAGCGCCGAGCAACGCCAGAAGCTGTACCATTGGTTTACCAAGGCGGCTATACCAGCATTAGCTAGAGGCGGGCGAGCTGTCATTATTGGCACGATTCTTCACTTTGACAGCCTCGTAAATAAGGTGATGAAGCAGCAAGACGTGTTTAAGAGCTGGCAAACGCGGGTGTTTTACGCAATCACCACGGAGGAGGACGGCACAGAGCGTGCTTTGTGGCCAGAGCACCGCAGCCTGGAAAAGCTGAGGGCTATGCGAGATGACCCGAGCGATCAGGAGTTCGTTGGCAGCATTGCTTTTGCGCAGGAGTATCAGCACAAGCCATTCAGCGAAGAGGACGCTATCATCAAGCCTGATTGGATTAAAGAGTGTGAGCCGAGCCAGGTACCAAATAAGCATGCACGGCTAGCACGAGTGCTGACAATCGACCCTGCCGCCAGTGAACGCCAGACGGCCGACCCGACGGCTATGGGTGTTGCCGATCTGTACACCGACGGCAATGTCTACATACGTGCGATACGCAACCAACGAACCTCGCCGAGTGTTACTGCTGACACGGTTAGAGAGCTTGATGAAATATACAAGCCGCAGGTGATTGGTATAGAGGAGGGCGCACTGGGGCTGGTGTTTCGGGATTTGTTGGCGGGACTACCTGTCATTGGCTTGAAGCCCGACAAAGACAAGGTGCGGCGACTCTTAGCCGTGAGCCGATTCTTTGAAGCTGGTAGGATATACATTGTGAAAGACATTCAGAATGGACAGGCGTTACGCGAGCAGTTGATTGAATTTCCGAAGGGCATTCATGATGATATGGTGGACATGGTGGTTTATGCGGTGCGGCTGTTGTTGGTGGAGGGAGTGAATCAGGTATCAAGTAAAGACTTTCAGACCGCTGGTGATTATTACGACGAGCCAGATGACGATGAATGGTCGGATTAAGTATAAGTATGATATAATCAGGGTAAGTATATACGACGCGCGAAAGGCGTCGTATTTTATATGGAGAAATTATGAAGCTGGTAAACTTGAGCGGTAAGAATAACGATAAAAATACAGGCAGCCGACTACGCGAGATTGGTAGCGCTGGTACTGGTGTATTTACAGACTATGAAGCTGAGAGAATAAAGCTAAACCGCCCGAGGAAAATCACCGATTACCGCGATATGCTGCGCGATGGCACTGTCGAGGCGCTATTCAATATCCTGACTATGCCGATTTTAGCAAGCGAGTACGACATTAAACCTGCCGACGAGAGTACTGAGGCGAGAATACAAGCAGAGTTCGTGCGAAACAACTTACTGAGCGAGAGCTATAAAGGCGGTATTGAAACACCGTTTGATTTGTTTCTCGACCAATCAATGATGGCGCTAGTTGACGGCTTTCAGGTGTGGGAGAAAGTGTATCGACTAAACAATAACCGCTACGAGCTGAAGAAGCTGGCGCTACGCGATTCGAGGAGTGTAGAGATTCAGAGCGATTTGAAGGAAGGCTATCAAGGGATTAAGCAAACGCAAGAAGACGGTTCGACGGTGGATATTCCAGCTTACAAAACGTTCCTATTCACACCAGGCAAACGATACGATCAGTATTACGGACGTTCAATATTTACAGCACTTTGGCGAAACTACGACAAGAAATGGAAGTTGGAATACCTGGATAGCATTGCTTTGCAAAATGACGCTATTAAGCCAAAGGTATTGAAAAATACTGGCGACACGCTTGCAAAAGCTGATGACAAAGTAATGTCGAAAGTATTGAATGTATTAAGTCGTTTAGGCAAGGTCAATTCAACGGCGACTTTGCCGCCAAATTACGAACTTGAGGTACTGAACTCTGAGGGACGCGATCCGCACCAATCGATTGAGCGGCAGAACTCTGAAATGGCAAGAGTGTTCCTGGCTAATTTTATGCTGCTGGGCTCGCAGGGGACGAGCTCGACTGGTAGCTTTGCGTTGAGCGATACGCAAGCAAAGATGTTCCGTATGAGCCTAGAATCCGTCATGAATAAGCTGGCGGCTCACATTAACCAATACATCATCGCTGATTTGATTGATATTAACTTTAGCGAACCACGCTATCCGGTTTTCGCATTCGAGAAGCTGGACAATGAAGTGGTTGGCGCGATATTTAACGCCTTTACGACGATGATTCAGAAAGACCGCATGTCTGATGCAATGGCGAGCGAGATTGAGGACGCAACAGCGACGCGGCTAGGCTTTGACGTGGAGAAGATTAAGCAGCGGCGTACTGAGCAGGCTGAAAATACTGAAAGCAATGCCGGCAAGGAGAAAGAGGCTGGCGGCACGCCGACTGGTCAACGAACGATGAGCGATGATCACAATCATGAACCGAGCGAGAGTCTGAAGAAGCTTGATGCCAGATGGCAGGAGCTAGAAAAACGTTTTTTAGACCAAATCCGCCCAGTTTATGAGACTGTGGCGGAGGAGGTCAGCCAGGAGATCGCAAAATCAAAGCTGGTGAGTGATATTGACGCAGTGGTGTTTCCAGTGGAGTACCGCCGAACGTTGGTATCATTCTTTAAGCAGGGGTATCAGGTTGGAAAAATCAGTGCTAGCGATGAAATGGGTAAGCCGGCTGCGAAGAACGGCAATGATTTAACCAAGGCAGCTGTTGAATACATAAACTGGATTATCGAGAAGCAGCAGGATGACCTGACTAATTACGCTAAAAGCCTGGTTATGGATAGAGTGGTGCTGGATGATGAGCAGACCGACTACAGTGCCGAGATTTTGAAACTGATTCTGGCGTGGTTTGTAACAAAGCTGCTAGATACGGCGTCGTATGCAATCGCACAAGCGGTCAATTCTGGGCGTAATTCAGTATGGGACGATGACGATGTGTTGGAGTTTTCGGCAATTCTGGATGCACGAACGTCGCCTGGTTGTAGCGCGCTGGATGGCAAGGTGATGACGTGGAAGGAGTGGCAGACATACCCTGAGTATATTCCACCGCGGCATTTTAATTGCCGATCAACCTTTACGCGGCTACTAAGCGACAATCCGGAGGATGAGATAAACCCGCCGAACAACACGCAGATGCGCAACATTGAGAAGATTCAGAGAACGCCGAAGCCGCAGTTGATTGAAGAGAACCCATACATGGCACAATACACCAAAGCGGAGCTGTTGAGCGTTGAAACGTACAAGGGCAATGGGTTTATAAATATCAATCAGGCGCTATTGGGTCGCCAGCCGATGAACGAGTATGCTGAGGCTGACATTAAGCAGTTGGATAAGGCGATTAGGAAGACTAAGCTGGAGAAAGATGTGGTACTGTATCGTGGTATTGGACTAAAAAACGAACTGAAAGTGAACGATATTCTTGATCACCCTAATTACGCATCCACGACGTTCAGTGCCAGCGTTTCAGCCGATTTTGCCGAGCACTCAGATAATTACAAATACATCTTAGAGTTTACCGCTCCGAAAGATATGCCGTATTTGGATGTGGAGAAGGTGCTGGCAGATAATGGCGTTACCTCAATGTTGAATGAGGGCGAATATCTATTGTCGAGAGGCAAAAAGTTTGTTGTAAAAAGTATCAAAAAAAGAGATAATGGAATTAGTATAGTAAAAATGGTTATGACAGACGATACGAAATATCTGAGCGATAATAACGAGGACGATTTCACTGAAGAGGAGGTTGCCAAGCTTGACGCTGCCATCGCAAAAGCTAAAGCCGACAGAGAAGCTGGCAAGGAGTTGAGTCCGACCGCGCGCCGTCTCCACCAGATTTGGCAGATGGATTCTGAATACCTAGACGAACAGCTGGAAAAGCAACATAAAAACAAATAGTTTTGCTTTAACCACAAGTATGATATAATACGACTAGTATATGCGACAAGCGAGTTTGTCGCATTTTCTTTTGGGGCAAATTTCTCTTGGAGTGTATCGGGAGAAATAATATGTTTACAGTTTCGACAAAGACAAGAGACAACATCCACCTGAGCGATGAGGGCAAGAGCGAATATAAGCGATATTGGAAACAGCTTTGCCCGTATGGAGAATGGATAGACCCAAATGATTGGGATAATTCGAAGTTGGTTATTGACAAGGATCTAGTTGACCAGTTGGTAAAAAACTTCAATGACAAGGTTTTGGACTACGTGCCGGTGCCATTAGGACACCCGTATGATAGCTCAAGCTTGGCAAGCCTCAATACTGGCGAGTTGCTGGAGTTGGAGGCACGAGAAGACGGCTTGTACGGTTTGATAGAAATTCGCGACGATGCAGTTGCCGATAAAATCGACAAAAACTTGATTCCAAATGTATCAATGGGTATGGATTTGCAATACAAGGACAAGAAAGATGGCTCACTCAAGGGTGCGGTACTCCAACATGTAGGGCTAGTGACCGACCCATATCTCAAAGGTATGCACGCCTTTGAGCCGGCGCTGTCTGACATGTCGCAGGCAGCCATTGTGCTTAGTGATTCATCTAATAACAAGAGAGAGGAGAATGGGATGAATAAGGTAAAAGTAACTAACGACCGTGATTTTGACGTCGAGGTGAAGTGGCAGGAAGACGGTGAGGAGAAGACTGCAACCGTCGCCGCTGGTGCAGACGTTGAAGTTCCTGAAGATCAGGAGGAAGTGGTAAAGCAGCAAATCGCTGACGCTAAAGAGCCAGAAGATAAAGACGAGGACAAGTCTGGAGGGGATAACCTATCTGATAAGAAAGATTTGTCTGACGAACAGGAAGCACTTGAAGCTGAAAAGGCTGAGTTGGCTCGGGAAAAGGCTGAGTTAGCAAAGCAAAAGCGTGAGCTATCAGAGAAGCAGGCTGAGGCTGAATATGAGAAGCTGCTTTCTGAGGGGAAGCTCGTTCCAGCTCAAAAAGAGAGCTATTTGGCACTCTGCGCCGCCAAAGACACCAAGGTGCAGTTATCTGACAAGAAAACCAAATCTGTTGATGTGCTATTATCGGAACTCTTTGCGGCAATGCCGGCAATGCGGCTATTGAGCGAAGATGGCGGTGAAGGCGGTAATGGAAATGGTAATGAAGTTCAGCTGGACGACTCCGATAAAGCAGACATCGAGCGGTTCGGACTGAATGAAGAAGATTATAAAGAAGTAAAGCGTGAGAAGGAGAATCAATAATGACATTTCTACGACAAGACGGCGATTTGATTTCGGCTCCATTTGGTAGCAACGTGATCAATCGCGGACAACTAGTTACTGTTGACGCTAGCGGTAACGCTAAGGCGGCAGAAGCTGGAGTAAAGCCATTCTTAGGTGTCGCCATGGAGAGCACTGGCGGACTAATCAAGAATGAGGTGCGAGTTTATCGAACTGGAGTGTTCCAGCTGGCAATCGACGCAGTAGCGGCTGCTGATTTAGGCAAGGCTGTTGCCATCGCTACACCCGACAAAGTAACAACAACCGTCAGTGGCACCGCACCGGCAATCGGACAGATTGTTGAAGTTATTGACAATAAAACTGTAGGCGTTCGCCTGAGCTAAGAAAGGAATATGAAATGGATTTAAGAGCAATGCTACAAAAGCTTGATACCGCCATTAAAACGGTATACAAGACGACTAAAAAAGAATACAAAGACCCTCTGTTGGGTATTTTGTACGACATCACAAAAGTGACGGGTGCAGTCAACAACATCGTGACACTCAACAGCGTGCCTGGTATGCGCGAGTTCAAGTCAGAGCGCAAACACGGCGTAGCTGACAACACTGTACACACGATTGCTCCACGAAAGTGGGAGTCAACTCTGGACGTTGAACGTGAAAAGATTGAAGATGATGACCTCGGCCAGATTCCAAACCAAACCCGCGTGATGACTACTAAGAGTGGCCGCCACTATGGCGCATTGGCTGTGGCAGCACTTCCTGTTGGCTTTACAGCTAACTTGAGCGACGGTAAGCCATTCTTCCACGCTGATCGTGGCAACTTGATTACTGGCGCATTCAGTGCCGCAACATTTAGTAAGGCTTTTGATGCGTTGGTCGGTATGAAAGATGCTGATGGCGACTTTATCAACCCAATTCCAACCCACTTGATCGTTGGTTTGGAAAACCGCGAGGAAGCTGAGAAAATCTTGCTCCGCGAGCGTTTGGATAATGGTCAGAGCAACCCGAACTACAAGCGTGTTGAACTGATCGTTGACCCGCGCATCGCTGGCAAGGCGACGTTCTTGGTAGCAGCCAAGGAAGGCATGTGTCCGTTGACAATCGCTGAACGTATCAAGGTCGGCGCACCGGTTGCGAAAAATGACCTGAACAGCGACAAGGCGTTCGAGACTGATATCTTTAGCTGGGGCTTACGCGGTCGTTACGACGCAGCCTACCAGGCAATGCAGTTCATTATCGGAATGAAAGGCGCTTAGTCGACAGACTTGAGGCGGGGGATGGTTCGCCCGCCTTCGTCTGAGGATTAGGAGAAACAATATGAAGCACGAGATAAATCAACCTATCAAAGATATATTACAGGAAGCGGGACTGTATCACCGCCAGTTACTGGAGTTTAACGACGTTAATAGTTCGGTTATTTCGCTAGGAGACTATATCTTGGCTGACATCAATGGCGACGATGCAGTTGACGTAAAAGATGTGCGAGTGCTGGTGGACAATAAGCTAGTCAAAGTAACCGAAGTAGATACCACTAATGCGTTGATTACACTGGAAAAGTCGGTTGTTTCTGGGCAGGAGGTGTCAGTACGCTTTGCTAGTTCTAGCGTAGAGCCTGAATACGTCGAGAAAGTGCGAGCTGAAGCGCTGAGCGAGATTATATCAAAGATTCCGTGTGACGCCGCCTGGGTTGAAGAATATAAGCCGACGCTGCGCTATATTCAACGGCTGATGGCTGCTGGTATGCTGCTGGTGCGGGATTACGGCTTTAATGAAGACATCGAGAACACGAGCAAGGACGGTTACAAGAAGCTGGAGCTGGCGAACGAAAAACTGAGTGCCTTGATCGCTGCTGTCTGTGGTGGGGCGCAAGCAAGGAATGCTCAAGGCTTTACAGCGCGAGATGACGGTGATTTATTTGCGAAAAAGCCGCATATCAGTAGCGAAGATTCGCTGGATTGGCGGTGTTGGTAGATGAATGGGCAGAAAGTGCCAGTTTCTATCACCGTTGATGGCGAGGAGCTGAAGCAGTTTAATCAGGTGCTGCTAAATCGATGGAAACGTGCTAGCAGTTTGCGGATACCGTTGCAGGAGGCGGCTAACTTTATGTTGGATGAGATCTCCAAGAACTTTAGCGGTAAACGTGGTGCAGTTTTTGGTGCGCAGTGGCGTAAACGTAAGCGAAATTATCCGTGGCCGCTACTAAATAGGACAGGCAAAATGAAGGATGGCTTTAAGGCGGAAATATACAGCGATAAAGCGGTGATTAAAAACCCAACGCGTTATTTCAAATATCATCAGATGGGCACGAAAAACATGCCAGCTCGTAAGATGTGGGGCATGACCGAGCCGCAAGCGCGGTACATTCGCCAGCGATTACAAGTTTATTTAGAAGCTGAAGGAGAACGATAATGCAATATGAAGACCCGATTTTAGCAAAGCTACGCAATCTGCTGAACGAGCACGGCCCGAAAGAGCTGAGAAATAAATACTACCTTGGTGACCCAATGGTGGTGGATAAATCAAGCTTGCCGATGTGCTTTATTAGTTACGAGCGGCAGAGTGTCATTGATGATGCCTCGCATTCAATCGAAACTCACTCGACAGTGTTAATCAACGTGGCATATGACCTTACTAGGGATTTTAATAGCACGGCAAAACGTAGCGGAAGTCACATGACACTGGTAAAGATGATTTGCGGGCGAGATAGTAAGAATAAATTACTACCTGAGACGATTTTGTCTGTGCTGAGACGGTTCCAGGACGATCAATCTGATGAGTTAATAATCGACCTGGGCAGCCAAACGGAAATAGAGTATGTAGTCAGCGAGCGGGGCGGCAGCGTATTTACTAACGAAGCTTTAATACGATTTACGGTGCGCACTCGCGACATGGTTGGATAAATGTAAGCGCCATGGTATAATACGGGTAGTATATGCGATCAGCCTTGGTCGCATTTTCTTTTGCCCATTGGATGATTTCGCGTAAGAAAGGGATTAACCGTGAAGAAAGATAATCAGCCAGCAGCACCCGCACCGAAGCAGTCATTTTATCTGCCAGAGTTCGGCGTGTCTGTCGAAGCAGAAAGCTTTGAAGAAGCAGTTAAAAAAGCCAAAGCCGAAAATAAGGAGGGAGAGGAATAATGGCAGAGAAAAAGATTGTAACAGGTCGAAAGACCGCCGTGGGGTTGGCGCTGGAAGACACCAGAGGCACTGCTAAAATACCGACGTATTTTTATCCGCAGTTGGATTTTAGCTTTAAGGACACACCAGAGACGAAAACTAACGAATCGGCGTACAATAACATCACCAAAAACAACGCTGTCGATGTGATGAGCGTCAAAGGCGAGGGTTCAATCGGCGGCAAGACGTGGGCGAAGGGACTTTATTACTGGCTAGCGCTAGTGTTTGGTCAAAAAGCCGCAACGACGCCTGTTGCTGGCGATACGGGAGCTAAAAAACACTTATTCTCGCTGAATAATGAGAATACTCATATTAGCTCGACTATCACCATCAAGGAATCGGTGTTTTGCGGACAGTTCCCATACGCTATGATTGAGAGCTTTAAGATTTCATGGACACCTGACGACTATCCGAAGATTGAAGTAAGCTTGATGTCGAAAAAATCCAAGGACGTAACGCCATCGTCCGTTACCATTGCGTATGACGCAACAGAGACAGAGTTTATTCCAAAGGACGTGCTGCTGAAAATGGCAGCCGACGCAGCTGGATTGGCGGCAGCGCCAGAACTCCAGGACGTCAAGAGCTTTAGCCTGGAGATTAAGAAAAACTTGGAGGCAGTTCAGACGTCAAGTTCTAAGGATGACATTCAGGAAATCTTTAACAAAGACTTTGAGGTTAGCGGCTCAATCGAGAAACTGTACACCGACGACACCTACAAAGGCATGATGCTGAACGGTACAACTCAGGCAATGCAGTTTGGTTTTATCGATAAGAATCATAAAGCCGGCAATACTACGCCAACCAGCCTGCTGTTTACTATAAGCAAGGTGGCAATTTCTAGCCGTGAGCCGAGCTACGGGCTGAGCGACATTTCAACTGAGACGATCAACTTTGAGGGCTTACTGAATATCACAGACGGCAAGACTATCGAAGCTGAATTGGTTAATAAATACGAGTACTAGGAGAAAATAAATGAGTAATCGAGAACTATTTATTGAGCTAAAAGACGGACGTAATGCTGTTATCCGCGGGTTTATTCGCAACCGTGACCGCAGTATGTACCGACGGCTAATGCTGGAAGGTCAAACCATGTCCACTAAGGAGATGGAAGCTAGTGGCGGCGATGTGGATGTTGACCTGGGCAACGTCATGGGTGCGAGCGACAAACTGATTGAGAAGTTGCTGCTGGAATACTGCGGCAATCGCGAACAACCATTTGAGGCACTGATGGACAGCGAATTTGGCGACGACTACGAGACAATCAGCAACAAGGTTATGGAGGTCTTCGGCAAGGATAAGGAGCTCCCAAAAGAATAGAGGCGTGGTCAATTAAATATGACCGCGCGCTGCGCAACGGTTCTGGCGAAGTACCAAAGATGATTCAGATTGCGCTTATCTGTAAGGAATATGGATGGACGTACGATGAATACATGGATCAGCCAGAAGAGTTTACTGCGGCTATCCTAGCACGGCGTCAAGTTGAGGCGGTAGTCGAAAAGGAGCAGATTGATAAGGCGGGGCAGCAGTAGGCTGCCTCTGCTTTTATCTGTGCTTGTCGCAGGCGATGCCGTCGCCGTCTCTATCAAGGTGTGGTGCGTATCCAGGTTCGCCTCGGCGTATGTGACTATAGCCAGCGGCACGTGCTTCTTTGCAGTTGCTAAAACTCAGCTCCGATGAAGCGGCAGGCTGTGATTGTGCTTGTTGTTGATTAGCTGCGGCAGCGGCTGCCTCCTCTTGTTTTTTCTTCTCCTCAGCCTCTTTCCTGGCTTTGTCAGCACGTTCTTTTTCTTCCTGCTTGGCTTTTTCTAATTTAGCAATGCGCTCAGAGAACTGACCACGTTTATCTTCTGGTAGTTTGTTGATGTCTGACTTGGCTTTATTGATATTGCTGTCGCTTGGGTCAGATTCAGCTTTTTGAACAGATTCTTTGGCTTGATTGACTGCCTTTTCTGACGATCCCATGCTTCCAATTACACCAATGCCAACAACTACAACAATTATGATAATGATAATATGTATAAAACCGCCTTTGCGATGTTTCATTTTTGAACTCCTTCTGATGATGTTATTTTTTGGGCGACAAACTCGCGTATTTTCTTATAGTGAGGTTCTAGCGTGGTGATAATACCGTATTGAACGTTGCTTTCTTCGATTGGCTTAATTAGAGTGATTTGTCCGTCTTTCAAATATAGTATTGTACGAAAAACAACGGTTTTATCTTCTTTCTTTGAATTGAAGTCAAAACCCTCGACTTCTGACCAATCAAAACTCCGCACAATGTCTTTTTTGATGCCTTTATTAAACGAGAAAGCAACGCCATTGTGATTGAACGCCAACTCAGCTGACAAAACATTGTCTTTTATGGGATTATACGTCCCGTTATATTCGCCACTGGCGAGTAGTGGTAGTTTTTCTTTCTTCTTAAATAGATTAAACATGGTGGCAGTTTGTTTTTCCTTTCCTTATGGAGGGATTATACCACGATGTGATATAATATGGGTAATATATGCGGACTTTGAGCCGCATTTTTTTGTTGTTTTTCGTCCGCTAGGAAAAAGAAGGCGGAAGATGAATAACAGCACACTCACTCTGACAATTCGAGCAAACGTATCAGCCTTGCAGGCTGCCTTGAAGACTGCTCAGGCGAGCGTTAAAAATTTTAGCAGCAATGTAGGTAAGAAACTAGTCGGCAATGCTGCTAATTTGAAGGACGCTTTTAGCCAAGCGGGCGGATTCATTGAATCGACGCTGAAGCGCGTCGCTGCGGTGGCGGTGGGTGGTAGCTTTGGATTGATGTCGTTCGTAAAAAGCGCATCTGAATTGCAGTCACTGCGATCGTCATTTGAATCGCTGACTGGAACAGTAGAGGCGACAAATGTCGTCATGAAAACGCTGTATCAGTATGGGAAGGAGACGGCGTTTGACAATAAATCCATCCAGGCGACCGCCAAAATGTTCTTGGCAAACGGCGTGGCAGTCCAGGATTTGATGGGCTGGATGCGAAACTTGGGCGACTTAGCGGGCGCAACAGGTGCGGATTTGCAGGGCTTGGCACTGCCAATTACGCAGGCAATCGGTACTGGCAAAATGATGACGCAAGACTGGTATCAGATCATCAACCAAGGTGCTGGTGGATTCAAAAAATATATCATCGCAGCGATGGGTGCGGGGCACTCCATTAAAACCTTTGGCGATGACCTGTCAAAGGGTAAAGTTACGGCTGATGTGCTACGCAAGGCACTCCAGATGGCGAGTGCTGAGGGCGGCATGGCTTTTCAGGGTGCAATTAAGCAATCTCGTACATTCAACGGTCGCATGAGTAACCTGCTGGAGACAATTACCAACGTGGGCATGAAAATTGTCGGCGTGGATGCAGCGACTGGACAAGTCAAAGCTGGCGGTGTGTTCGATAAAATCAGCAAAGCTGTAGAGGATGCGACAAATTGGCTGGAAGAGAATAAGGATACGGTGCAGAAGGTTGCGGACACAATTATCAACAACCTAGTGCCGGCACTGACGTCTTTGGCGAGTGCTTGGGCGATCATGAAGGTTGGGTCGGGCATAACTGGTGCGATTAAGCAGGTTAATGAATATAAAAAAGGAATAGAGGGTACGGCCGGTGCCTTTAAGATACTGAGCGTTGCACTAACTGGCAATCCAATGATGTTATGGGCGGTTGCTATCGCAGCCGTAGTTTCGGCTCTCGTATTCCTCCAGATGAAGTTTAATATCTTCGGCAAGGCTGCTGAGTGGATTAAAAATACCTGGAACGATTCCATAAATAGCATAAAGAGCTTTTTGGAGAGTGCTGGTAATACTGTTAAGAATGTCGCCGAGAGTGTCGGTAAGTTCTTTGATGATGCTAAGAAAGCTGTGAGTGATTTCGGACAGGCTGTAGCCGACTGGTTTATTACAAAGTTCGAAGAGGCAAAGAAGATTGCCGGTGATGTGTTTAATGCTATCACGAAATGGATTAACGACAATAAAACACTGCTGATCAACCTGGGTATTGTCATCGGCACAATCGTGTTGCCGAAGCTAGTGCAGATTGGCATTGAGGCGGCTAAGTCGTTTGCTGTGATGGCAAAAAATGCAGCAGTTAAGGGTGCAGGAATGGCGGCTGATATAGCTAAAAGCCTGGCGAAGACTGTTGTTTCCGCGACAGTCAACGCTGGTAAGATGGCGGTTCAGGGAGCTATAGCTTTTGGCTCATGGATCAAGAACGCGGCTATCGCTAGCGCCGGAGCTATAAAAAACTTTGTGCTGATGAGCGGCAAAGCCGTAATTCACGCTGGGATTATGGGTGCGCAAGGGGCTATAGCTTTCGGCAAATGGACGGCTGGTGCGGTAGTGATGGGCGCAAAGGCGGTAGCGACGTTTGTGATGATGGGCGTACAAGCGTTAGTGGCTGGTGCGAGGATTGCTGCCTCTTGGTTGATGGCAATGGGTCCGATCGGTGCTATTGTGGCTATTGTTGCTGGTGTGGTGGCGCTAATTATCGCCAACTGGGACACAGTCAAGAAATGGCTGACGGACTTTTGGAATGGCGTAGTCGCCGCTGCCCAGGGAGCGTGGAATGGGATTGTTGCTGCGTTTAATGCGGTGGTCGGATTCTTCTCCGGACTATTCCAGGGTGCATGGAACGCTATCGTAGCGGTTTGGAATGCTGTGGTAGGATTCTTTGCTAACGTCTGGAATGGCATTGTGATAATATTCTCGGCTGTTGTGGGCTGGTTTGGCGGCGTGTTCAGCGGCGCATGGAATATTATCGTGAGCGTGTGGAGCGCAGCTGTTGGCTGGTTTGGCGGCGTGTGGAATGGTATCGTCGGTGTATTTGCTGGCGTGGCGGGATGGTTCGGCAGTATTTTCCGCGGAGCATGGAACGCCATCACTGGCATATTTGGCGGGCTGGCGGGATTCTTCGGCGGCGTGTGGAATACTATTACTGGAATGTTCGGAAGGCTGGGCAGCTTCGTTGGTAATGCTATTGGCGGTGCAGTTAGGGGTGCAGTTAATGGTGCACTAAGCATGGTCGAGAGGATGGCAAACGGGTTCATTGGCATGATTAACGGTGCAATTGGACTTATCAATAAGATTCCAGGCGTGCATATTGGCAATATTCCAAGTTTACATATTCCACGAATGGCGACCGGTGGTATCGTTACACCGCAAGGCGGCGGTTCGATTATCTATGCTGGTGACGGCGGACAGAATGAATGGGTCGTGCCAGAAAGTAAGATGGCGAGCTTGGTAGCGCAAATCAATAGACGAAGTGATGGTGTTGGCTCGCGAGATGTCAATATCACCGTGAATGTGACCACTAGAGACGAGAAATTTAGCGAGGAGGATGCAGTGAACATTGCTAAACAAATCAATCGAGCATTGAAAGCGCAGGGACTACGGCTTGATCAGTTAGGAGCTCTCCGATGATACGATTAAATGGACAAGAAATACCAATTTATCCAAGCGGTTACGATGATTCGCCAGTGGTGGTAAAGACTGACAACCTTTCAATCAATGGCAGTATTGAAAGGCATAGCTTTCCATCCAAAAAGCGTGCCAAAATGACATTTACAGCGGTAACGCCAGCACAGTTTCGATTCTTTGAGGATATCTTTAATGCCGCTGGCACGGTGAGGTTTTATAACGACCAATCAAAATACGGTGTGCTTCAGTTTGACGGGATTATGACAGACTGTGACACCGACGAGTATATTCGCGGCGGCAGCTTGATGACGAGCCTAACCGTAACAATTCGGGAGGTGTAAATGCAGGCAGTTTCGGCTAATTTTATCAGCAAGGTGAGCGCGCCGCGTAAACAAACCGACTTCGCGGTGATGCTGGGGTGGAGTAAGCAGATAAATCCAACCACTCGATTCTTTAATTTGGATTCCTCAGCACTGGACGGCGGAGATTTTCTGAAAGGGTCGGGCGATGTGGTGACGTTTTTCGACAAGTATGTGTACACGGACGAGAGTCGTTACGTCAAGAACTTCAAAATTAGTAAAAAAGTGAGTAGTTACTCATGGGGCGTCGTCACAGCTCAGGCGACAATCACACTGAATAATACGACGGGGCGGTTCTTGCCAGAAAAAGACCCCGTGATTGGCAAATTTATCAAGGCGGGGCGACCGATAAAGATATTGACTGGATATGACGGCGAAATGATCACGAATTTCGTTGGCTTTGTGGGTACGCCTACGGTGAATATTGTGGAACAGACAGTAGAGCTGACGGCGTTTGACGCAATCACCTACCTGGATACAAAATATTCTAATTTGCCAGCGTTCGTGGGTAAATTTGCGCATGAGATTGTGCGAGATTTGCTGATTGAGCAAGGATTCAGCACCGACCAGTTCGAGATCGACCGGTCGCAGCAGGTGGCAATTGGCTACTTATCGCCAAAAGACAAGAGCGTGACTGATTTATTGAAAGAATTAGCAGAAGCGGAAGCGGCACTAGTATTCGTTGACGAGCAGGGGATAATTCGGTTCTGGAATAGGACACACCTAGCAAAGACGCAGCCGACAGCTCATACATTCAGTTATTCTAATTTGACTAACTTACAGATTAAGTCAACGCCAGTGATAAACTCGGCGCAGGTGGTAGCAAAGCCGTTCAAAGTGCAGGCATTTCAGAAGTTGTGGGAGCTGGAACAGGGTAGTGAACAGACGAAAATAAGAGCTGGCGGGACTATCGATATATTTGCTGAGTTCCAGGATAGTGTCGGGGACTTTTACGCTGTGAGCGTGGACAGACCGATTCACGCAAGCAGCAATTCTGGTACATCGATGTACTCTGGTGCGCGGAGTTCCGACGGAACTGGCGGCGCGATCAGCGTGCAGCTGGTGTCGGTATATAACTTCGGCAGCACTTATAAAATGACCTTCCGCAATAATTCAAGCGTGGACGGATATATTAACCGTATCCAGTTATGGGGCGTACCGGCAAAGGTAACGCAAATAATTACCGAAAATGCCGTGAGCGAGCCAAGCATTGAACAGTACGGTATCAATCCTGACACGTCAACTGGTGTTGGTGCAGAGGTGTTGAAGATTGAAAATAATCTAGTGCAGGATGTTGGCGGTGCGAGGGCGATTGCTAATAATATCGTAACTCTATACTCAAATCCAAATAGGCAATTCAAACTGGATAACTTTTTTGTGCCGTATTTGCAAATTGGCGACACGGTGGACTTGCAGATTGATGAGCTGGCGGATAGTTTCAACTGTTTTATTACCAGCTACGAGCTGGCAGGCGGCGTGAATGCTAACTTCCGGCAGAGTTTGGAGGTAGAGGAGCGTCCGAAAGTTAGCGTGTTTGAGCTGGACAAGTCAACGCTGGATGGCGGAGATGTGCTGGCAAACTAAGTGTGGTATAATGTAAGCAGTATATACGACCAACCAGAGCAGCGGTCGTATTTTTATTGGAGGAAATAATGGATAGTGAAACAGCCAAGCAAACACAAGACCAAGCTGAGTTAGAGAAGATGGCAGATTTTTATGCTCAGCACTACAGCCAGGTGTACTTCGTGCGGTGCCTGAAAACTAATCTGGTGGTGGCGGTTGAGTGTTTTCCGGCAAAGATAATTCAAGGCTTTTCAGCAATTACCGCACTGCGGCGAGGCGGCAACCGTGATATTTATGACTACCAGGGGCTATTTCTGACGACCCGTGAGAGGCTTGATAAAACACCTGAAGGTTTTCCGATGATCGGTTACGAAGCGTTAACTGGCAACGATACACGGCTATCTAAATTTGAGCGGGGAACGATAAACCCAGTGCAGCCAGGCGAGGCTAGTCCAGCAGAGCTGGTGAATT